GACTAGATGAGTTTGGTAGTATAACTCTTAGTGTTAGTAATCCTGTTGTCAGTTTAAATGATAGAGTTCATATTATTCGTAATGTGAATTACACTACCAGTGTGTCTAGTCTCAAGACAAGTCTTCTACAAAGAACATATGAGTATGCCATTGATTTCTGGCCTTATGCTAGTGCTTCCGTAGGTACACCCAGATACTATTCCAGAAAAACTAATTCATCTATTTATATAGTACCGACTCCTGCCTCTACTCTGACAGGAGAGATACAGACAGTTTCCAGACCGTTACCTCTGTCTTCCGCTACAGGAACAAGTGTAACTACTGAGAATTATTTTAGTAATTATTGTTATGATGCTCTCTTTGCAGGATGTATGGTGGAAGCTACCATGTTCATGAAAGATTGGAATACACTTCCAGTATGGCAGACACAGTATCAAACAGCTATAGCAGCATTACGCAATCAGGCTAGAAGGACCAGACAGGATGATATGGAAATTGCTGCATCACCTGCTGGCGGTCCTGATACAATCACCCAAGGGGCTAGTTAGTGATCAACAGATCAAGTATACGGCAGGAGATTATGAAGCCGGGATTGAAAAGAGGCGGTAGGGTTAAGAAGAAAAAGAAATTAGATATTAAGAAGGCGATTAAGAAACCGGGATCATTACGTAAATCCCTTGGTATTAAGAAGGGAAAAACTATCCCTAAGTCAGTTTTAAAAAAGGCAGCGAAAGCTCCCGGTAAAAAAGGACAAAGAGCCAGATTTGCTTTGACATTACAAAAATTACGGAAGAAAAAAAGGAGAGGTTAAAATGGGATTAGGACCACATACGTTATTACAGCGTCCAGCAAAGCTGAATGAAATACTTGGTAAGCCTACTGGACAGGGATTTGGTGCGGCCAGAAAAGGACCATCAGTAGTAGGTAAGCCACAGAATGTTGTTGTTGATGAGGACTATCAGCAAGGCAAGTCCTTTAAAATAGAAAAGTCTGATAAAGACAATTCTTATGGGGAGGCTTAGTTATGATTGGAGTTTTAATTAGAGGAGTTGTTAGGCTTGTTACTAAACCTCAAGCAGATAAGTTAATTTCAAGAGGAGTAGCTCAAAAAATACCTACAAGAGGGCAAGCAACGGCTCAAAATGTAGGTAAAAAAGTAACTACTAAAGAATATAATAAATTAGCAAAGATAAAACCCAAGGTTGTAAAACCCAAGCCTAAGACACCTCAATATACAATAAGAGCAAAGAATATAAAAACTACTGGTGGAGGAGGTAGATCACCTGCTGGTAATGTAAAGGTTACTACTGGTGGTGCTAAATCTAAACTACCAGTTGTTTCTGGACGCAGAGCAGTTACAACAACTGGAACTGGAAAACCCCTTCCATTATCTTTGAAAGGAAAACCTAAAGGTAAATTACGTAAATTAGCTAGTAAACAAGCTATAGTTCCTCTTGCTGCAACAATGCTTGGAATTTCAACACTTGGAAAGAAACCTAAATCTGATCAGACTGCACAGGCTACTACTACTACTACTAAAAAACCTAAACCTTCAGGCATGGCTGGTGGTCCTCCTCAAAGAAAACCAACTTATAATAAAAAGCCTCCTAAAGCTGATTATCCCGGTGCAGGACTTACTACAACTGAGGATGAAGCAGATAGACCTAATGTTGCTAAACCTAAAACTTTAGAACAAAAATTAAAAGCAAAGTGGGTTAAAAGTCGTGGAGGAGAAGAGGCTTTTGGTAAAAAAGGATCAGAAGGTGCATGGAAAACTCATGTACTAAATATGAGAGAAGGTTCTGAAGCTGGATTAACTTATACTGATCAACAAAATTATGATAAAATTATAGCAGAAAGAAAAGAACTTGCTGCGGCCTCAAAAGGAGCTACTAAAAAGAAACGAGGTGGTTTAATTAAACGTAATAAAGGTGGGCCAGTACGTGGAGTTGGGAAAGCTTTACGAGGATATGGAAATAATTCTATATATTCCCATAAAATGTATTAAGGGAGATTATTATGGCTGATAAATCTTTTTGGGACAATGTAAGTGGTTGGGATGTAGCCGAAGTTTTAGGAATGTTAAATCCGATTACAGCAGGAGTTACCTCTTTTCTAAGTCCTAGTGAAGCAAATGCAGGTGAAACTGAATGGGTTGATGCAATGAATGCAGTTCCGGGGTTTCTCGAACTATCTACAGAAGATCAGAATAGGGTAATAGCAGAAAGACAATCAACAAGGAATCCTGTTAATATAACACCACCTGAAGTTTCACCTAGAAAACTTCATGCTAGGCAAAGAATAGTTCCTCAATCAACAAGAAACCTTGTAGATAAACCCGGAACAACTATTAGATCTCCTAGAGCAGCTAGAAGGGTAACTCCTTCAGGCATGGCTGGTGGTCCTCCACAACGAACTGCTACACAAACTTCTCCATCTATGGGATTAGAATTTGGGGATGTTAAAGGATTGTCTCCCACTAATGTACAAACAACGGCTGCACGTAGAGAAGCTGCTGCTCTTAGAAATAGAATAGTTGAGGAAGATGCTAGAAAACGTAGGGCTGCTGAAATAGCAAGATTGCGAGAAGAGCAACGTAAAAAAGATATAGCAGAATTTCCACGTTTACAAAAATCGTTAACAAGAAAAGCACCAATAAAACCTAAACAAAAACCTACTTTACGTGATGTTGGAGATACTTCTATTACAAGAGGAAAAAGTATGGCTGCTTTAAGAGATGTAGCTGCTAAGAAGAAAGTCAGAGAAAAAGCTGCTGAAGCTAAAAAGAAACCTACTTTACGTGATGTTGGAGATACTTCTATTACAAGAGGAAAAAGTATGGCTGCTTTAAGAGATGTAGCTGCTAAGAAGAAAGTCAGAGAAAAAGCTGCTGAAGCTAAAAAGAAACCTAAAGTTGTAAAAACAGAAAAGAAAATAACTAAAGTTAAACCTAAAGTTGTAAAGAAAGTAGCTAAAGAAAAGAAGCCTACTCCAATTAAGGAAGCTTTAGGAACAGGACGTAAAGCCCATACAGTTAAATCAGGACAAACTCTTTCTGGAATTGCCAAACAGCATGGCACAACACTTAAAGCTTTGCTGGCAGCTAATCCTAAATTAAAGGGACGGCCTAATTTAATTAAGGTTGGAGAAAAGATTAAGATAAGAGGGCCATTAAAAAAGGCTGCATCTCCCTATAAAGGAATGACTAAAAAAGAGTGGGAGAAAGTTACTACTGCTTCAAAAAAACAAAGGGAGCAAAGAAGTGCCAGAAAAACAGGTGGAATAGTTAAGAAAGCAGGAGGAGGGAAAATGAAACAGGTAGGATTACATACTGCTGAAATGCGTTCTGGTGGAAAAGATCTTCATCAGCCCCAATCTAAAATTAAGAAGCGTATACATGAGGAAACTACATATGCTAAGAAGGGCGGTCAAGTAGGTAAGAAAAAGAAAAAGAAGGTAGGCAAGAAAGAACAAGGCTACAAAGCTCGTAAGGATGAATCAATTGCGATGAGGGTCAAGAAGAAACGGACCAAGAAACAACTCAAAGCAAGTCGGAATGAGTCCTATGGTAAGTGGGGTAAAGGTAAAGGTAAAGGAAAGATAAATCGTTTTGGTGATTCTTTGGTAGCTTCTACATATGACTAAAAAAAAGGTTGATGATTATACCAAGATAGATTATAGTATTCCTAAAGTTAATAAGGAAGATTATAAAACTTTTAATGAGTATTTTCAAGATCAGTGTAATTATATACAATTAAAGTTTAAGGATACTTATGGAAGTAAGGAGAAGTAAATGCCTAAGTTAGGAAAGAAACATTACGCTTATACTAAAGCTGGCTATGCAGCACATGCTAAAGCTAAAAAACTTGCCGAAAAGAAGAAGAAAAAGAAAGTATCTCGTAAAAAGAAGAGAGGGTAATATGATTAATTTAAAACATTTAAGAAATGTAAAATTAAATTATATAAGACATTTAATATTTACATGGGTTGAGAGTATAAGAGGAATGGTGGTTATGATTGGATTAATTATACATGGAATATTTCCTTTTATTTTATCTAATATGTTTTCTTCTTATATA